GAGTACGACCAACAGAAGAAACGTGGCGAACATGCTAACCGTATGGAGAGGCAGCGTGCGCGGCGTAAGATAGACAAGGAAGGTGAAGATAAGAATAAGAACGGCAAAGCCGACAAACGAGAGGGTAAAGACGTAAGCCACAAAAAAGCATTAAGTAAAGGTGGCAAGAACTCTCATGGAACTAAGATAGAGAGTAAGTCCAAGAACAGATCGTTCAAACGAGATTCTAAAGGGCGGTTGGTTTCTGAAACGAGTAGAAGAGAACGCAAGAAAAAATAACCACAAATGAGGATGATGAAAATGGAGACATCTACGATAGGAATGCTTTACCTTGTAAATATAAAACTAACCCGTAAAGCAACTAATGAAAAAATAAAACAACGGTTGTTAGTTGTCGGGTGTGAAGCGGGTGATATAGAAAGAAAACTTAGGTGGACTATAGACACTAGCAAGTACGATAACTTTATGATTAAAAGCGTAGAAAAGATACGTAATAAAGTACATGTGCTAGGTACAACCATTGAACAACTAGACGAAGGTTTAGATGGGCCGGTAATCGTACAGGGAGAGGGGACTAAGATAGTTGACCAAACAGTAGACCTAGTAAAAAGTAGTCGATTTGCAGTAGGACTAGCTACACAAGTTATTGCCGTTGACGAAGACGCAGCGTTGCGAAAAGTGGGACATGCGCTTGTAGACCACACACTAGGTAATCTTAGTTCTTCAGGGGCTAAATTATCCGCAGATTCTGTGTTAACTGTAGAAGAGTTAGCCCCCAGAAATAGTACTGCACGTGCACGAGATGTTAGCAACGAAGCTAATCATGCACACATCGTTAGGGGTTAAAACTGTGAGAATATTGGAGAACAAAGGATTACTCCTAAGATTACGTAACCCGTCTAAAATAACCACAGCCATACCCAGTAGCAAAGATTTAGGCAATAACAATGTGCTAGTTAAGTGGGGTGTGGATGAAGCTAGGGTGTTACGTAATCTAAATGTAAAGAACGTGCCGTCACCGATATTAGGCAAATACAACTGGCCCGGACGATTTGCACCTTTTGACCATCAAAAAACAACAGCTTCTTTCCTGACTATGAACAGAAGAGCGTTCTGTTTTAACGAGCAAGGCACAGGCAAGACGGGTTCCGCTATTTGGGCAGCGGACTTTTTGATGAAACAAAATATAATTAAACGTGCGCTCATAATATGCCCACTATCGATTATGGAGTCGGCGTGGGGTGGGGATTTGTTTAACTTCGCTATGCACAGATCAGTGGACGTAGCGCACGGCTCCAAGAGAAAACGACAAGAAATTATAAACGGTGGTGCCGAATTCGTAGTGATCAACTACGATGGTATAGAGATTGTAGAAGAAGAGATAGCTAACGGTGGGTTCGATTTAATTATTGTAGACGAAGCTACCCACTACAAGAATGCACAGTCTAAACGGTGGAAGGCACTTAACAGGCTTCTAACCCCAGACACTTGGGTGTGGATGATGACCGGTACGCCTGCTGCACAAAGCCCGCTGGACGCTTACGGGCTAGCTAAACTTATAAATCCTAAAGGCGTGCCTAGATTCTTTGGGGCTTTTAGAGAGCTAGTGATGTACAAAGTTACTCAGTTCAAGTGGGTACCTAAACCCAACTCCATAGACATAGTGTTCAACGCACTACAACCCGCCATACGATTTACCAAAGAAGAGTGTTTGGATTTGCCAGACATGACCTACGTAAAACGTGAAGTGGCGCTGACCCCACAACAGAAGAAATACTACGACTTACTGCGTAGGCAGATGATGGCAACGGCTGATGGCGAGCAGATAAGCGCGGCTAATGCGGCAGTTAACATGAACAAGTTGCTACAAATATCTTGTGGTGCTGTTTATACAGACACTGGAGAGACAATAGAGTTTGATATAAAGAATCGTTACAACGTATTGAAAGAAGTTATAAACGAATCTAGTCAAAAAGTTCTTATATTTGTACCTTTTAAACACGTTATTAATTTACTGGAAGAGAAACTAACTAAAGACGGGGTAACGAGTGCGATAATACGGGGTGATGTTAGCGCATCAAAACGCACCCAGATATTTAAAGAATTTCAAAGTAAAGATGACCCACGAGTTTTGATAATACAACCGCAGGCTGCGGCTCATGGGGTTACACTTACCGCAGCTAATACTATTGTCTGGTGGGGGCCAGTATCCTCTCTGGAAACTTACGCGCAAGCTAACGCTAGAGTGCATAGATCAGGACAAAACCACCCCTGTACTGTAGTGCAGCTACAAGGCTCCAACGTAGAGAAACGGATTTACAAACTACTAGACGAGCGAATAAACGTACATACAAAAATAATTGACTTATACCAAGACGTACTTGAATTGTGACTGTAAAGGCACTATAGTACATAAAACAACAACATAAGTTATGGAGAATGGTGAAATGGGTAACGATCCAAACGATCTTGATCGTCTGGTGAAGGTCTTCATTCGCATCCGAGATCAGAAAGCTGAGTTGGCTAGAGATTTTCGGGAGCGGGAAGAAGCACTAGACAGCAAGCTAACCCTCTTAGAAACAGAGTTCAACAAGCACTGCGAAGAGCATGGTGTTGAGTCCGTAAAAACTAAGTCGGGTACTTTCTACCGCTCAACCAGAAACAAGTTCTGGACTAGCGATTGGGACGCAATGAACCGGTTTATGCTAGAGCATGAGTGTGTAGACTTACTGGAAAAGCGCATCCATCAAGGGAACATGCGTCAATTCCTAGACGAAAATCCCGAAATACTACCGCCGGGATTGAATTGTGATACCGAATATAAGGTAACCGTACGGAGGAAGAAATGACCGATAGCTACGTTCCGATTGAGGAATTGGCGCAATACTTGTCTGTAAAGGCAAAAACAATCCGGCAGTGGATTGCGAAAGGGTACATACCTAGCGAAACCTATATAAAGGTCGGGTATACGTATCGGTTCAGCATTCCGCAAGTAGTAGCCGCGCTTAAACAAGAAGCACCACCAACTGAAGACAAACTTAAAAACGATCCAATACAGCAACAATTGGACTTCTGCGAGGAAAATGATTTATGAGCGATATAGCTTTGTTTGACAATATGCCGGACGAGTTTAAGGAACTCTTAGGGCAACTGGAAGTTGATACCAACGCCGCAGGTCGAGCCACTACCGGTGGTGTAAACAGACTGTCTATACGGGGCAGCGTGTTCCGTAAGGTAGTTAACGGGCAAGAAGTAGGAGAACTAGAAGAACGTGCTATCAAAGCTGTGATAGTTAAGTCTGCACCTATATCGCGTATGTACTATGCCGGACAATACGTAGCGGGGCAGAACAATCCACCTACTTGCTGGTCAGCAGATACAAATACTGGCAAGCCTTCAGAGGACGTAGACAGTGGAGATATTCAATCACTGTCTTGTTTTGACTGCCAGAAGAACATAAAAGGTTCTGGTATGGGCGAAGGACGTGCTTGTAGGTTTCAGCAACGTGTAGCTCTTTTGCTGGCTAGTGGTGAAGGTAAGGTAGTATCTAAAGAGATTTATCAATTGTCTCTGCCAGCTACCAGCGTATTCGGGGATGATAAGCAAAAGATGGGCTTACAATCTTACGCACGTTTCTTAAATTCGCAGGAAAGGCCAGTACCTTTGGCTTCTTTACTTACAGAAATTCGTTTCGACACAGATAGTTCTACCCCCAAACTTTGTTTCAAACCACTACGCGTACTAGAGCAGAGCGAGATTGGGGTTGCGGTAGAGATTCAGCGTGACGAAAAAACGGCGCAGCTAATAAAACTTTCTGTAAAACCTAAAGATGATACTAGCACCCGAAAGTTAACAAGTGATAAAGTCGATCCCCCTGCCGCTATCTTTAAGAAACCGGAAGAACTAAAAGAAGAAGCAAAGGTAGAAGCTAAGGAAGAGGAGCCTATCGAGGAACCCAAGGTCAAAGCTACAAAAAAATCTAAGGTAGAGAATGTACCTGCTGGCGATGTTGATCTTGCGAGTTTGCTCGATGAGTATGATGACTAAAATAAATAGAGGCACCCTACGGGGTGCCCAATCTTTGGGTTTGATATGGAAACCAAACAGTTTCTCAGTACAGTGCTGGGTGATGAGGGGCATTACTGCGTATTAGGATTAAAAGATAAAGCTAAAAAACAAACTTTTTACAACTCTATAGACTCACTAATTAACGCAGCTAATAAACTTGATAATGACGGGTTTAATGCTTACTTTGCTCTAGCTACATTTAAAGAAGCACAAAATCGTACCTCAGAAAACGTACTGCAACTACGTGCGTTATTCCTAGATTTGGATTGCGGGGAAGGCAAACCATACAAAACAAAGACCGAGGCACTAACTGCACTACTGGGTTTTTGTAAAGCGTATGACCTACCTGCACCATCTAGCGTAATTAATTCTGGGTACGGTCTACATGTCTACTGGGCGTTGTCACGCCCGTATTCCCGTGCCGATTGGCTA